TAACAAACGTTGTGCCAGTAAGCCAGCCACCAAGGGCAAGATAAGCAGTGGGAAAAAGTAGTAATCCAGACCAACCCACAAATACAAAGCGATCTCGTTTAAGCCAGTCATCCAGGACATCAAACCATCCTCGTTGTTGAATAGGTTGTGAAAGTGTTGAAGAAGTCATAACCTCCTTAGTTATTTCTCATATTTAGTTTACAATACTTTATAAAAGAAGTCAATGAAAATTTTTACTTACCCCAGACTATATAATGATGAGTTTAAAGGAGTAAAAATGATCACACTCAAAGACTTCTTTTCAAAACTCAGACTTGGATGGTTATTTGTATTTGCATCATTTAAATTGTGGTGCGATCATATACAAAATAAATCTTCGTTTGACTTTTGGACAGATGGATTCTATCACTTCGATAACGGACCAGAAGAACTTGAATTAACTTGGAGTAATTATGAAATCGCTATGAAACATCAAAAGAAACCAAGAGGTAGAAGAAAACCAAAGTATCCAAATACTATGGCAGGTTTCTTGAAGTGGCAAGAAGAACGAAAAAGTGTTCATCTTAAGACAAAATAAATTTACTAAATATTGATAAGAGGAGCAATCCTCTTCATTAGAGACCCGATGTATTACTAAAAGATTCCAGCAATGGTTCCTTTATTAATGCCTCACCTCTAATTGGGTAATACAATCCAATTCTGAAGTGTAATAATCCCAGAGGACTCTTCTACAGTCTTCTGTGGACTCGACTCTTCTGGCATTATGTCAGGGAAGATCTGGATTGTATTGCTCTACAAACTAACCTTTCTTTCCTTTAAGGAGAAACAAAAAAATGGCAGATCAAGTATATATGCCCGATCCTTGGGCAGCACTTGCAGCACAGCACTCAGACATTCGTAGAGAAGGTTCTGTAGAGCGTGGAGAAATCCGTTACGATGTTGCTACTCGTGCATCAGATGTTCGTCAAGCAGTTCTCACTGGCGATTCTGACATTCGTAGAGAGCAAGCATTAGGTTTCGGTGATGTCAAGTATGCTATTGCTGCTTCTTCAGAAGACACCAACCGTGATGTTTTAGTCACTGGTCATAACAACCAAGTTAAAATTGATGAAGCTGCTGACAAGATTCAGCAACGTGCTGCTGACTTCTATATTGCTTCTCAAGCAAGAGACTTTGATAATTCCCGTGACCTTGCTGCTCTGAAAGCTTTCACAGATATGTCATCTCAGAAGTTATCTTCTGAAATTCTTCTTGCCACTGAGAAGACCGCTGCTGCTAATGCCCTTGCAACAGAAAAAGTTGCTACTGCTGTAGCACTTGGTCAGCATCAACTCAGCAGAGAAATTGCTGAGAGCAAGTATGACACCAGCAAGCAAATTGCTTACGAAAATGAGAAGACTAGAGACCTCATCAATTCTCTCAAGAATGATGAACTCAATCGTCTTCTGATTGAGCGTAACACAGACCTTCAAGGTTGCCGTTCAGATTACTGGGGCGTCAGAGATGGTCTGTTCAACAACCAGTTTGCTGCCCTGTCCTCACAAGTTAATTCACAACTCAACGCTCTGAATAGTCAGATTGCTGAGACCCGTCAGGGTATGGTTAACTTTGGAACCATGGCAGGTGTAGGTCAGTCCTCCACCAGCAACGCTGTTCGCTGATTTAGTTCAGTAGTTATCTAAAGGGGGATATAACTCCCCCTCTTTTTTTAAGGAGACTAACTATGGACTCAGCAGAAAGAAGACTTATTGATCTTTATAATCTTCTTGCACAATATCAAAGAAATAACGATCCAAATGTTCTTGGAAACATTCAGTCGATTCGTGCCGAAATAACAGAGATACTGAATACTCGTGACGGTGGCACTAACAATATCAATGTAGTTATAGACGGCGATGATTGTCCCGATGAATGCCCTCCGGGTCCTCCGGGACCACCAGGACCGCAAGGACCACCAGGACCGCAAGGACCACCAGGACCTCAAGGGGAACCGGGAGTGTGTACCTGTAAGTGCAAAAGCGTCCTGGTTTCATCTGATTATACTGCTACTTGCGATGATTACTATATCGGTGTCAACAGTGACGAACCTGTTACTATTTCATTACCTGAGAACTGCATCGACTGCTGTGAAATCATCGTGAAAGCAGAGATGGGTCCACCATTAGGAAATCGTAAGGTCACCGTTACTACCACTGACGGTAGTTATATTGATGGTGCCGACAAATACGTTATGGAAGTACCTTACCAATCGGTAAACATATTCTGTCGCGGTGGAGATTGGCACATCATCTAACGGAGTAAACAATGGCATACTTAGCCCAACCTACATCAAAAACAGATTATGGAGTGGTTGGAATTGGTAGTTTCATTAATGTGCTCGATGGATTTATTTCTATAGCACAAGATGTTTCACCAAATGCTTCGGTATCATTTAATCAAGTTAGCGTCGGAGAAAGTGCGGTTGTCACTTCTGTTAATCCAGTTGCTGGACTTGGTGTTTCGATTACAAACTTAGTTTCAACTGGTAATACAGTTGGATTTGCAGTTTCAAACACAGGAGTTCTTTCAATTGTTGCTGGAGCTGGTATTAGTGTTAGTAACTCTACTGGTTATATTACTATTTCTGCTTCTGGTGCAGATTTAATTGCAACTATAGGAGTTACTGGTTCTTATACAGCAACTGCTAACGATGAATATATTGGAGTTTTTAGTGCTTCTGCAGTCACGATTACATTACCTACTGGTGTGACTGGAAGAGTTTATACAATCAAAGATGAATATGGACAAGGTTCTGGAAAGATCACTATTCAACCATCAGGACTTGAAAAAATTGATAATGCAAACAATTATATTATATCAGTACCTAATCAGTCAGTATCTATAGTATTTCGTGGCGGACAATGGAGAATTATCTAATTTAGAACAATGAACTTTAATATCAAACCATCTCTACCCGATGTAAGAGATTACATCTATCAATCAGATAATAGCGCAGTTCTACGAGAATTTGTAGATCTTCGTGAGTGGGATACGATTGTGGAATCACAAGGAACATTGGGTAGTTGCAGTTCTAATGCGTTAACAAATGCATATGAAATGAAGGTAAGGCAAAATTATCCAGAATACTTCATACATCTCAGTAGATTATTCATTTATTATAACACTCGCGCTGAGTATGAAAGTATTTCAGAAGATAATGGAATTTATTTAAGAGATGGTCTGAAATCATTATCCAAGTTTGGAGTTTGTTCTGAAGATCTATGGCCTTATGACGTAGAAAAGTTTGATGATAAACCAACAGATGAATGCTATGAAGATGCCAAGAAAAGAAAGGTTCTTAAGTATCAAAAACTTATTAGCACTTATTACATTACTGAAGTGCTGAATAACAACAAACCTGTTGTATTTGGAATGGAAATTTATGATAGTTTTATGGATCTAAATGAAAGTATTTCTACTGTATATCTTCCTTCCAGAAAGGAAAAAAGTCTTGGTGGGCACGCAATGTGTATGGTTGGTTATGATTTAGGAAAAAGATTATTCTTAGCAAAGAATAGTTTTGGAACGAGTTGGGGAGACAACGGATACTGTTGGATTCCTTTTGATTACATCAGACAGGAGGGATACGACATTTGGACTTTTGAGATAACCAACCAAACAGGAGACTCAAATGTATTATCCGAGACCTTACAATTATTCCTACTACCATAGAAGATACTATGACTATTATGACTACTATCGTTATGGGTGCTATCCTTACTATGATAGATATTGCCCTTATTATTCACATTATCCATACTATCCTTACTAAGTAGGAGATTTAAAATGTACTACAGATATCAACCATATCCATATTATAAAAGATATTACAACATTGATCCATATTATTATGGAAGATATTATAATCCATTTTATAACTATCAACAAAATATCATTGATAGTCAGATTGCAAATGTCGATCAAAGAATTGATAACTATGGAACTATGACTGATGTGATTCAGAATTCTGACATTTATCAGTCAATGACACCAGAACCAGAATCAGTAGGAATCTGCACAGCACCTGCTGAACCCCCTACCGATATTCCAATTTAATACGGAGTTTATCCACTATGGGATTTGGCATAAGCAACAAAGAACTTGCGGTCCTTGAATCTAGATTTCAAATTTATGAAGATCTATCTAAACAGATGTTGAATAAATTGGAAAAAGCCGTAGATAAGATTTCTGAAAGTAATCATACTGTTGCCATTATCCTTGAAAGACATGAAAACAGATTAGATCAAAATTCACAAGCTAATGAATTAATCATTAAAATGATTGATGAAGTACGTAATTCTGTCAATAAAAAAGTGAGTTTAGTAGAAAAAAAAATTGAAGATGTTTCTAGAATTAAATGGATGATTGTTGGTGTTGGTATAGCATCGGCAATTTTAGCAACTTCAATATCTACTCTTGCATCTGGATGGTGGACTCCAAGTGAATTAGGTTATAAAATTCAACACAAATATGTTCCTGTGGAGGAACCCAAATAAGAAAGGAGGACACAAATTCATATATTAACACCGTAGATTTATTCTATAGGTTTTTGAGTTAAAAATTCAATTACAATCGGATGTAAATCATCAGGGGGGTTTCAATGAAGTATTTAAGACCAAGACCAAGAATCATGTACATGCCAAATGTTATGTACAGAGTATATCGACCATATTTTATTGATAAAAATGGGGACATATGTTTGTGCTATCAAGAATTTGTAGAGCCCCCAGTACCTGAACCAGTTCCAGTACCTGAACCAGTTCCAGTACCTGAACCAGTTCCAGTACCTGAACCAGTTCCAGTTCCCGAACCAGTTCCTGAACCACCAGCAACTTAATGTCAAAAGAGTGGTTTTACCACTCTTTCTTTTTTAATCTTCAGTTTCCTCTATTTCAGGAACGCAATCATTGAGATAAATTTTTTCGAGTTGTTTGTTTTCTCTTGTCTCAACAAGAACCCATTCCTTTTTAATATCCAAATAACATTCCCAGATTGGAATACCTTCGGACTCCATACGACGATACTGCCTTCCCTGATAAGGAGCAAAGTATTGTCCAGTGAATTGTCGAATGACTTGCAATTTGGGATTTTTCAATTCATCTAAAGTCTTTTGAAGATTGGAAATTTGTTCTTCAATTTGTTCAATAGTTAATGACATAATATCAATGTACACAATTTACTGATTGGTCTTTTACTAATTCTATGAGGTTCCTAAAATAATCTTCAACATCATATAGTCCAGAACTTTCTCCAAAATCCCATGCCTTATAGAAACACTCATCTGCTTTGGGATGTCCCAGAACATTATATTTTTTCATTAAATCATATTTAAATTCATCCTGTAGTTTTTTTATCTCTTCATGATAATGCTTCAAGTGTGCTTGATATGAAACTTCGTCTAATACTTTTTCTTCCACACAATTCTTTGGTGGTTCAAAGTTTTCATCATGAGGACCGACTTTCATTCCTACCATTACTCCCCTTCGGTAATAGTAGGTGGTCATATACTTGTCTTTCGTCGGAACTGAAACTGAAGTCTTTTGATAATATGAAAGAGGTTTCATAAATTTTTAAGATTTAAAGTACAAGAGAAGACTGGGGGATCTTCCCCTGTTCTTCTGGGTAATTATAGCATTATACTTTATAAGATCAAGTACCCATTATAGGGTATATCAAATATGATGCAGATGTTATGTAGATGTAATGTAGATGTAATGCAGATATTATTAGATGTCTTGAACCTCACACAAAACTCAAGTAATTATTTTATCCCCAATACATCTGACCGAAAGTGAATAAGACAAACACAAGAACTGTAAAAACCATCATACCTACACCCGCCCAGATAATCCAGGATTCCATAGGATGATGTTGATTATTATGAGACATTGGTTTCGTACTGCTCAAGGTATTTAATCATACTTTCAATAATGTTTACATTATCTCCTAATAGTCCCATAGCCCTGTTACAACTATGGCAAAGAAGACCTCTAACTTTACCAGTATCGTGGCAATGATCTACAACAAATACATTAGTTCCACCACCCCTTCCAGATTTTCTACCTCCTGGCTCAGTAGTTCCGCAAGTAGCACATTTACCTTCCTGATTACTTAAAAGAATATTATATTCTTCAAGTGTAATACCATAATTATATCGTAGATTTTTATCTCTACCTTTTTCTGGAGTATAATCTTTTTGTTTTGCTTTAATGAAACAAGACTTACATTTCCCGTGATAATAGATTTTATCAGGAAACTCTTTACTCTTGAATTGAGTTGGATAATACTCTGAAAGCGGTTTGGTTTCACCGCATACGTTGCAGGTTTTCATAGTTTGATTATTTAACATTAAACTTATTATACCATAAGTTTAACTATTTAGTCAAGTGAGCACAAAAAAAAGACCTCCCGAAGGAGGTCTCAAAAACTATTGAGTTTTTATCAACCGATTGCGGGAGCAGTAAGAGCAACAGGAGTTGCTTCAGAAGCAGCGAGGTCAAGAGGGAAATTATGAGCATTTCTCTCGTGCATTACCTCCATTCCCAGTCCAGCGCGGTTTAGAACGTCAGCCCAGGTGTTAATAACTTTACCTTGTCCATCAACGATAGACTGATTAAAGTTGAAGCCATTCAAATTGAAGGCCATCGTAGAAACACCAAGAGCAGTGAACCAGATGCCTACAACGGGCCAAGCAGCGAGGAAGAAGTGCAGCGAACGGGAGTTATTAAAGGAAGCGTATTGGAAAATAAGGCGACCGAAATAACCGTGAGCAGCAACGATGTTATAAGTCTCTTCTTCTTGACCGAACTTGTAACCATAGTTCTGCGACTCGTTCTCGGTGGTTTCACGAACCAGCGAGGAAGTAACCAGAGAACCGTGCATAGCACTGAACAGAGAACCACCGAAGACACCAGCAACTCCAAGCATATGGAAGGGGTGCATCAGGATGTTGTGCTCTGCCTGGAACACAAGCATGTAGTTGAATGTACCAGAGATACCCAGAGGCATCGCATCAGAGAAAGAACCTTGACCGAAAGGATAGACGAGGAACACTGCGCTTGCAGCAGCAACAGGTGCGCTGTAAGCAACGCAGATCCAAGGACGCATACCCAGGCGGTAGGAGAGTTCCCACTCACGTCCCATATAGGCATAGATGCCGATGAGGAAGTGGAATACAACAAGTTGGAAAGGACCACCGTTGTAGAGCCACTCATCCAGGGAAGCAGCTTCCCAGATGGGGTAAAAGTGCAGTCCAATAGCATTGGACGAAGGAATAACAGCACCAGAGATGATGTTGTTTCCGTACATCAGAGAACCAGCAACAGGTTCACGGATGCCATCAATGTCCACTGGGGGAGCACCGATGAATGCGATAATGAAGCAAGTAGTTGCAGCACGCAAGCAGGGGATCATCAGAACGCCGAACCAACCCACATAGAGGCGGTTGTCGGTGCTGGTGATCCAGCTGCAGAATTGTTCCCAAGTATTCGATTTTTGTTGACGTGAAATTGTAGCAGTCATTTTGTTAAGAGTGTTAGATAAGAGTTCGGGGGGACGAACTGGTATCGTTATGCTCCGCACCACCCTCCAGTGCGGATATGAGAGACGTATTTACCCTCCCATAGGTCTCGGTTAACGGGAGCACAAGTGTTAAGAGATTGTTGTAATCCTTAACCTGTTGTTGTATTTATCATATCAGTGTCGGGATATCCTGTCAAGCCCTTACACCCTTCCAGATTCACCTCACTGCAATGTACTCACTATTACTTAAAGCAGTAACTCCTTCAAATACAGCAATCAATTCATCAGATCTGAAACCACTAGTCTCTATCCTTCCCGTCCTGTTGACATCCCAATACAACGAAAGATTTCCATTAACAACCTCAGAAAGATATCCGCCTAATCCAGATTTTACTTGGATTTTGTCCTCTCCAACTTTAAAGTCTTTGATGAGAGCATAATCAAATCTTCCTAAGGAATTACTTACTCCATCATTATAAAATATACCACGACTGTCACCAAGAACAAATACATCAGTATCAGAACCTCCTATCAATACATCAATTTGACCAGAACCCATTGCGGACAGCGATGTTCCAGAAGACAAAGAACCCGTGATCGTGTCCCGAAATTCGCCACCATTAATCACATCATTACCAGTGGTTCCCCATTGATATTGAATCGGTGGTGGAGTCTTAGATGTGTCTTCAATAGTAATAAGTGATTCTGTGACTTTTTTTCTAGTACTTGGATGAGAACTATCAAATAATTCAAATTTAATCACTTCATTTCCTTCTGTAATGCCATCTTTTTTAATATTAAAGTTGATTGAAGATGTTCCATTATCAGCAACAATTGCATTACCCCAGAGATTATTGATAGAATAAAAATCATTCATCTCAATCCCATTTCCAGAAATTTGCCAATACATGTCAGAACCAACCCGAAGATTAGTAGTTGCAATATCGACCTTCAGGGTCTCACCTTCTTTGACGCTAGAGGGTGCTGATAATTTAAATGTGGATACTGGAGGGGCAGGTGTCGGATAAGGTCCAGATGTAATTATTGCCGAAGGGTTAAATACCTGTGTACTCGTGATTGCAAAGGGATCTGATGTATCCGAATAATTTGGAGTTACATAATTACCCGCTTGAACTCCACCAGTAATCAATAAACCTGAAATATGTGCAGTTGCCATTGATGTTCCGCTCAACTCAGAGAGTTGATTATTCTTATAATATGAAAGGATTCCAACTCCAGGAGCAGAAAAATCAACATCATCAACACTATCATTAGAATCAATACGATCCCAATTAGACCAAAAAGGCATTCTGTTGCTGCTATCTACTGCAGAAACAGTAAAGACATTTGGATGATATCCAGTTGACACAGGAGAAAATCCATCTACATCTTTTCCATTATTTCCAGCAGAAATTGCGAATTTAATACCTTGATTAGCGCCATTAATAACAGACGAATTTAGCAATGGGTCAAAGGTCGCATTGATACTAAGATTAATAACGACCTTGCTTTTATCCAGATTGTTTTTATTAATAACATCAATCGCATAGTCAACTGCCTTTGCAGTTGTTGAACCATCACCAAAACCAGCATCATTGTTGACTTTTAGAGAAATAATCTGCGCTCCAGGTGCAACGCCGACAATTCCCCTTCCATTAACAAGAGCACCAATGGTTCCAGCAATATGAGTTCCGTGACCATTAGCATCCGTAAATGGTGATTGCCCAGAAATCCAACTCTTACTCCACTCTGCTGGAGCAAAGTTAAGATCTCCCGTTTGATCTGATACGCCAGAGTCAATCACAAACGCATAAGTATCGCTTGCAAAGTTTCCTCGTTTAGCAATGTCTTCTCCTTGCCAGACTGCGCGGACACCCCAAGGTATTACTTCACCCGATACACTAGGGGCATCAGCATAACTAAAAGAAGACGTACTAGTTTTTGATCGTTGTTTGGTTGATTTAAAATTAAATTTTCCAAAAAACTTTTTACTATCAAATTTCCTATAAGATTTGGAAAATAGCATAATATAAAACGAAGTTAATTTCGGGAGTAACCCCCAAGATTTTAACCTAAAATCACTTACCTGTCAAGTGGTTCAGAGGTTCCAGTGTGCAGTCATATAAGATTCCACACCCCCAATTTCAGAAGAGTTGATAGCTCTTGTAAACATAATAATTTCCGCAATATCACCACTAAAAAATCCAGAATTACCCAGAGTACCTACCCCAACATAAAAAGTAGATGCAGATGCACTAGTAATACTATTTGCAATACCAGTATATGTTAATGTTTGAGGAATTTTGTTATATCTAAATTTAAGTCTTGCAGTATTTCCCACACCAATCCCATCAAAAATCAAACTATAAATGTTAAACCTAGAAGTATCTCCAACACCAGTAACTGTGGAAACTCCACTACAATTTCCTGCCTCAACTCTCCAATTAGTTCCATTGTGTGTAATCTGAAAACCTCCTGTATTTGTTGTACAAATAGTTCTAGCCGATACTCCAACGGTTGATGCTCTTGCTACAACAAATAATGAAAATCCACCCAAACTTTGTAACCAAGGAATAGGATTAATATCTAAACTTTCAGAAGTTCCATTGAAACGGATAACACCAAAAGTATTTCCAACACCTGCTTGGTTTGCTATCCAATTTGGTTTGACTGAGTTATTACCTGATTTATTAAGGTTGTTTCCAAATGCAGAACGGTCTTTCCACTGAGAAACATCGTCACCACTTGTCAAGTTTACATTAAAGTTTCCAGAAGCAGAAGTTCCCAAATCTGCATTATACCAAACTTGAAGGTTTGGTAGAGTATTGGGATCTACAACTATAACACCAGGTCTTTGACCTACTCTATAACTTTGCGATGCTAGACCAAACATAAGATTATCCGAATGTTACAAGTTGTCCGAAGATATTATATACACTTCCTGTATAGAAGATTGTGAATGCAATTGCATCTTTCTTGGAATTATTTCCAGTTGGGATTGATCCCCCTTGCCAATTGATTGTTTGTGAAACACCACCAATTTGAAGTGCATTTGGAACATAAGCAGTTGTACCTTGTGTAATCATCAAAGTCACATTAGTCAAACAATTTGCACTTAAATTCAAGTTGGTAAGATTTGCAGTCCAGTTTCCACTAACTGTTGAAGTAACGTAGAAAGTATTTCCAGTTGAACAATCAAGAGAAACAACTGCTGCAGATGCTATTGAAGTACTATAGGTATTATATGTTTCTTCTACTTGTTGTACCTGCAATCCTGCAGTTGTAAATACATTTCCACTAAAAGTTGTGATTCCGCTATAGTTATTATTTGAACCTAAAACAGTTACTCCACTAATTCCTTGAATTCCTTGAGTGCCTACACCATCACTTCCCTGAATTCCTTGAGTACCTTGAGTACCTTGAGCACCTGTGGTTCCTTGAGCACCTGTTATACCTTGAGCACCTGTGGTTCCTTGAGTACCTGATATTCCTTGAGTACCTGTGGTTCCTTGAGTACCTTGAATTCCTTGTGTACCTGATATTCCTTGAGTACCTTCAGTACCTTGAGCACCTGTGGTTCCTTGAGTACCTGCTGCACCTTCAGTACCTGATATTCCTTGAGTACCTGTGGTTCCTTGGGTTCCTTGAGCACCTTCAGTACCTTGAGTGCCTTGAGTACCTGTGGTTCCTTGAGTTCCTTGGATTCCTTGAGCACCTTCAGTACCTTGAGTACCTTGAATACCTGTCGTTCCTTGGGTTCCTTGAGCACCTTCAGTACCTTGAGTACCTTGAGTACCTTGAGTACCTTGAGTACCTGCTGCACCTTCAGTACCCGATATTCCTTGAGTACCTTGAATACCCGATGCTCCTTGAATTCCTTGAGTTCCTCCAGTACCTTGGATTCCTTGAATTCCTTGTGTTCCTCCTCCAGAAGCTCCAGATAATGCACTTGCTACTTCCGCAATAGTTACAATAACTGAAGGGCTAACAGGTCGAGTTGGATTACTTCCTGCTGGAAGTGTAGACAACTGCATATCCGCATCACTGGAAGACCAATAAAATTCAATATAATCTCCCGCATTTAATGACAATACAAAGTTCCAAGCAGGAATCTCTGTTTCTCCAGCACCTTGAATTGTAATTTGACTATCAGTATATGGAACATCACTTCCATTTTTAGCAATCCAAATATCAACTGTATCAGTAGATGCATTTGTTTTCTCTAATTGAAAACTAAATTGGACATTATAAACACCAGAGTTATCTACTTTAATTTTTGTCCCGTCTACAATATTGACCGCATATGATTCTGCAGTTTGACCAATCGCAACTAGATTTCTTGCAGTTGTTCCGGCACTAACTTGATTGGTAGTGTCATAAAAACTTCCATAATATCCCAAGGCACTCGATGTAGCACCCTGAATACCCTGAATACCTTGTGTTCCAGTAGTACCTTGAATACCTGTGGTTCCTTGGGTTCCTTGAGCACCTTCAGTACCTTGAGTGCCTTGAGTGCCTTGAGTACCTGTGGTTCCTTGAGTACCTTCAGTACCTTGAGTACCCGTGGTTCCTTGGGTTCCTTGAGCACCTTCAGTACCTTGAGTACCTTGAGTACCTTGAGTACCTGTGGTTCCTTGGGTTCCTTGAGCACCTTCAGTACCTTGAGTACCTTGAGTACCTGTGGTTCCTTGAGTTCCTTGGGTTCCTTGAGCACCTTCAGTACCTTGAATACCTTGAATACCTTGAGATCCTGTGGTTCCTTGAGTACCTGAAGTTCCATCAGTACCTTGAATACCTTGAGATCCTGTGGTTCCTTGAGTACCTTCAGTGCCTTGAATACCTTGAGATCCTGTGGTTCCTTGAGTACCTTCAGTGCCTTGAGTACCTACAGTTCCTTGAGTACCTTCAGTACCTTGAGTACCTTGAATGCCTTGAGATCCTGTGGTTCCTTGAGTACCTTCAGTACCTTGAGTACCTTGAATGCCTTGAGATCCTGTGGTTCCTTGAGTACCAGAACCCGTAATTCCTTGAGAACCTTGAATACCTTGAGTACCTTGAGATCCAGCAATACCTTGAGTACCAGTAGCACCATCAGTACCTTGAGTACCTTGAGTACCTTGAGTGCCATTAGAACCATCAGTACCTTGAATTCCTTGAATTCCTTGAATACCACCCCCACCACCAGAAACAGTTTCAAATACAAACTTACCTAGAGAATGGTCATACTTAAGAAACTTCCCATCATAAGAACTTGGATCGGTAGCAATACCAACAACATCATCAAGATACTTAAGTTGTGTTTCACCACCACCACCAATGGTAGCAAGCTGTTGCTGAATACGATTGATGAATAGACGATAATGCTCTTGAAGTTGTTCTAGAGTTACAAAGTTTTGATTGAGTGGTGTAAGAGAATCTGAATTCTTTGTTTCTGGGGGTTCGTTTAAAAGACCTTCAGAAATAACTTCTTTTACTAAGTCTTCAGATTCAATCTTAGAATATGTTTCTTTGATGTAATCAATTTTCTTTTCTAATCTTTCAAGATTCTCTTGTAAATTTCCAACAGGTAATTTTTCAATCTGAGAAAAAACTTCTTCTTTAAGTTGAACAATTTCTTTATGATTTTCTTGCAGATAGTTATCTACATTCTTGATATGCTGTTCATTGATAGCAACATCTGTTTTTATATCAACAAGATCTTTCCGATAGTCTTCTAAACGAGTATCAATAGAAGTTTGGATTTCAATATGTCTACTTTCAATTTCTTTTTGATACTCTTTGAACTTCTCTTCATTCAGATGCGATGATACAGAAAGTTCTTCTTTAAAAATTTCAGAAAGTTCATCAAATGCATAAGAAAGATTTTTAATTAAATTCGAATATTCTTCAAATTTTTGATTTTCCTTTAAAATTTTATTTTCTAAAACTTGAGAAAGATTATTATAAACTTTTGTAGTCTCTTTAATTTTAGACGAGTTTTCTTGAATTTGTTGATTAAGACATTCAATGTTATGGTCAACAACTTCGGCAATATTACCAAATTTAGTATCAATCTCTTCACGAATATTGATTATATTTTCTTCTATTACTTCTTGAATTTGATTAACTTTCTCGCTAACATAGAGTTCACTCTTAGTAACTTGCTTTTTATATTTTGGGATCTCATTTTCTACAATATTCCCAACAAGTTCCGCAAGATTAAAAACAGTGCTTTTAAATTCTCTTAAATCTTCTTTATTAATTCCATTAATCTGATTTTGAAAGGACTTAAAATTTTCATCAAGAATCATTAACTGAGAAAGCATTGCATTCTCAAGTTCAGTTCTGCTCAGTTTTTCAGAAAGTTGTTGAGATAATGTTTCTACTTTTTCAGAAAGTTCGTTAACTCTATCAAAGTTAATACGAAATTTATCGTAACTTTCTACAATGTCTGAAGAAACTTCTGGCGTTTCAAATACTCCAGAGATATCTTGCGAATTAAATAAATCTGATGGTTTCTTAAGTGCCACTATATTACTAATTGTTCTTTAGATTATTTATTTTACCACAATCTCCTAAATAACAATAGTGTTTATCACAAAAAAGAAAATGAAAAGACTTCTATTAGCCTTTTCGTTATTCTTCGCAATCCCAGTTAATGCTGCTGAAATCACATCAAAAATCACTGATTCCGTTCAATTGAAAGTTGATGGTGCTGCGGTTCAATCAACCCGAATTGGTGCTTCCTATTCAGCCTCAGGAACCAATATCCAAGCAACATCCTTTGGGGGTGTTGGTGGTGCTGGAACCTATGATATCAATACTCCAGGACAAGCATTTACTTTCTCCGAAAGTTTTAATGCTGCTGATACTCCCGTTACTACTCAAACAGTTACTAATGGTGTTATTGGAACACCAAATCTCTACGGAGATAGTGTGACTCAAGTTGGTGGTGAGAAAGGAACTCTTGCAGGTACTCTTTCCCCAACTGGTGTCCCAACTGTTACTGCTGGTGGTGCAGGGACAAGTGCAACTGCTCAAAGATCTATTGAGTTAAGCGTATTCAAATGAGACTTTTAACTCCCGTTTTGCTTTTAGCAACGGGAGTCATTTGTACTCCCGTTTATGCTGAAAGTGTTGTGCCTAATTTTACAAGGGGCACAATTAATGCAACCACAGAATCTACTACAAAGATTATAGAAACAATCCGCCAAGTTGAATATACAACTGGTGAATCTTATACTGTAACTGGTACGAACATCAACATTCCTGGCGTTCCTCAAAGAGGTGCTGCTTATTCGATCATGACGCAAGGTGCTCCATTCCAGTTCAGTGAAACCTATCTCGGACCTGGAGTGGCAAAAGAAACATGGATAGATCGCACCACAGAAACCCAATCAACTACTACATCAATATCTGTCTTTACGCAATAATTTCAACAGGAACTGCGTTTGCTCAAAGCACTCCTGCACCTAGTAATACAAACATTGCTGGACCAAGTGCAAGTGCTACAGGAAATGTAACTAACCAAGCCGTTCAAGTTCTTCAAGGACCATATGCACTTAATACTTATGGTAGTGGAGTAAGTTGCCAAGGAGCAACATTCTCGTTTTCTCCATTTGCTATGAGTAGCAACAATGCCAGTGACGATCCAGAATCTTTTGCATCGCGTAATGGAAATTGGGGACTTTCTGCTGGATTCAATATTCCATTAGATGGTCATCTAATGGACTTATGTAAGAAAAGAGCAGCAACTGAAATTGCTAGGCAGCAAGCAGAGACTGATAAAGCACGTTTAGATTTTGAACTGGTAAGATTATTGAAATGTGGGGAAGCATATAAAAATGGAGTTATGTTCCATCCCGATAGTCCTTACTTCAAAGTTTGTGCAGATGTTGTTGTGAAATACCCAAGAGTTGAGGATGTGGTTAATGGAACCAATACAACTAATTGATAATCCAAATCTAAGACCTATAATCGGAAATAATCCGATTAGCGTACCAAACGCAAACATCAATCGAATATCCGGTCCATCTATAATATCGACTATAGATAGGCCAAATGTTCGTAGTGTTGAACAACCTGTTGTTCGTGGATTAGAAATTCCTGTTGTTGATGTTCCAAATACTACAATTAAGTATCCAGTTATTAATGTACCAACTCAAGCAGAGTTTGATGCTGCAGTAAATGCAGAACGTCAAAAACAAGAAGCAGAAAAACAAGAGAAGACAAGGGGGTTACCAGATACTACCCCCCCTCCTCAACTGCCTCAGGTTGTTCAAACCTTCCCTATTCAAACTCCTGTACCTACTCCAGTTGCAGAAATTCCAGCAGATAAACCTCAACCAACCTTTACAGTCGGTGGAATCGATATTAATTTACCTGACCCTTCTCTTGTTGCTACGGCTGGTGCTGTCGCAGTAGTCACAACTGCTGCAACTATTGCATCAACTACAGTTCTAAATGCATTAAAGAATGCTGCCGAACCCTTAATTAAAGAGGCAACAAAAAATAAGTTTAAAATTAAAATTAAACAGGTCAAACCAGTCCTTCATTATGTAATGTCTGAAGGTGGTCACGTTGATATTTTTGAATACTCTGCAGATGGTACAAAGTTAGTTGGTCAAACTGATAGTGTAGAGCAATACATTCGTGATCAAGTTGAAATCAATTCTCTCTATGAAATTGATAACAAGATTATTATTGATGATATAATAAAAGATAAATTCACAAAAGAAGGCAAAGAAAGATTTAAACCTCTCTTTGCCCCTGCTAAAAAAATTGCTAAGAAACTATCTGCTCGTTTATCAATCTAATCCCAATTAATTTTAGATATTACCCAAGTAACTGCAATCGCAGGAAGTTGAACTACAAGATTATAAAGTATGTCGAGGAAGATATTATCTCTCTCGACCTTTTTTTGTTTAATTTCGTTTTCTTCTTCACTTTTTACTATTGTCTGTGTCATTTTTTAACACCTCTTTTTTCTTTAATTTAAAAGCAGCATCTCCTAAAAATGAACCTACAGCAAGTACAAGAACTTTTGCATATGCATCTCTACTTGTACTTTCAAGTTCTACTTGACCTTCTGTTTTAATAGCAACAGATTCTACAGCAGAAATCATAAGTGCTGCCCAGATAATAACGAACAATCTAACAATATTAAAGTATATCATTTTTGTCTCCTAGACTCCAATAAAGCAAAATCTTTTTTCTTTGTGCCGCCATCATATTCCCAAGCATATCCTTCATCAATCATCATTTGATTAACTGATTTCTTTTTATTGACTGCGGATACTTCCTTATCACCAATAAACAAATGTCCCAGAATTCTACCGTACTTTTCGGTGGAATCTGGGAGTTCTGTTTTAACGATAACGTCAGTTTGTCCTTCTAACTTTTTCTTGAGCCATTCTTTAACTTCAAGTCCGAGTTTCTTTTCATTCGCATCTGTAGTGCGTGACTCAGGAGTATCAACCCCAGCAAGGCGAATTCGCTTAGTGAGAGAAATATCAAAACCTAGATCAATAGCAGCATCTATTGTATCTCCATCTACAACTTTAAGAACAGACTTAATTCTGTAAATATAAGGATCCTTATCCATTAGAATGGTAATTTAAACTTCTCAGTATTTAGTTTTGGAATGGGTAATTTTTCAAATGCTTTGTTGACTTGATTCTCCACAACCTTACCAACAAACTCTTCTGGATTGTTGAGTATTGCTTCTGCTTTTTTATAAGTCACATAAGCACCATAACAAAGTGCTCCACTAATGAGAAGGCTTGTCGTTGATAGAATGATTGCTAAATTTTTCATCTTTCATTTCCTCGTGTGCTAATCGTAATATGTAGTAAATCACATATGCAGTAAAGATAAGACCGCATCCTAATATTGTAACAACTCCCCAGGGAAAATCCATCAATATTTACCTTCTGTACAATACTCTGCTTTTTTATTTGGATAATAAGGATACTTACCCTCTTGTGGTTTCATCCACCCACACCCAATCAACCAATCCATAGTCATTGGAGTTGGTCTAATCTGTTCCCATAGTGGACCTTTAGCACACATTTCTAACTTCTCAGCAGTTACATTTGACTGCTCTTCTGCCCAGTTAGCATCTGCTTCCCAGGGAACAGCACGACTTTGCATCATTGATTCATAAGTCAATCTAGTCTGCTTCATTACCCAAGCAGGTATTTCAGAATCCTGATGTACTTGTGCCATAAAGGATGTTTGTAACCCACCACCCATACAATCCTGAACAACGTGCCATCCTTCGTGTCTCATTGTTCCTAGAAACTCTCTGGGATCTTTCAGAAGAGTTTCATTTACAAAGAAACGGTTATAGTTTGGTTTATATAATCCCACTGTTCTCCTAGTGAAATATCTTTCCTGAGCGACATATACCGGAACATTTACACCATCAAGAGCAGTAATAATTCTTTTTAGTTCTTCTCTAAACGGATCAAAGTCCGGATTCTTTAGTAGTTCAGAATCTACCGTAAGTCTTTCCACACCCTCAGTGCATTCTAGGAGGATCATACATCCCATTGCTTCTGCACTATAAGGTTGTACTGTTGGTTGTTTTGGTTCTAATGATGCCCCTATAGCAGGAAATGCTAAAGATAAAACTAAACCAATTGAGGTGAATAACTTTTTCATTCGTTCCACCAACCTTCTTGTTTATGTATCCAGACTTTCAAATCTTTTACATACTTTCTCAAGATCTGGGCCTGTTCTTCATGCCAAAAATCACCCGTCTCCATATGAAGACGGGTGTGATTATCTATAGCTTTGAGTATTTGATGGATGGGAGCATTCCAACACTCTCGTTTAGGAGTGTTCCATTCTCTTGGCATGGGTATGTGAATGTATATATTTTATTATTATTCAAATAATCTGTCTGACACAAATCAGGTCCCACTATCATATGTCCAACAATAGTCAAAGTCATAAACTCAATCATTTTTTCTTACCACCATTCTTTGCCTTTTTAGCAGTGGCGTTACCTTGATTTTGCTTGGATTGTTTATCCCCAGCAGAACCTTTCTTACCTTTATTTGCAGACTTAGACATTATACTCCTCCTGTACGGGGCTGTACTTGACCTTCTAATACTTCAACTCTTTCTTCAAGAGTTGGTTCTGCAACAGCAACTTCTGGTGCTTCAGGTTCTGGAGTAGGTTCTGCAACTACTTCTCTGCGTGGTTCTTCTTTCTTCTCATCTTCATCACCACCCTTCTTCATTGTATTAATACCGAAAGTTGCAGCGGATGCGGTGAAAACAGTTGCAATGAAAGTGGGGTCCATTTTAGATAGAGCCCCAGCATAACTAGCAGTAAGAAGAGCAGCGGACCAACCCAAAATCGCAATACGAATAACAGTACTCATACACTTTTCTCTTTTATTTGGATTATCCATCAGTCTCTTGATGAAGTGTCTTTTATATTTAGGATTTTAGAACTTAAATTTAAGTTTTGCAGAAACTGCTGTATTGGAAACACCATCATTGATTTGATGAATTCCTTCAATAATGACCATCTCTTTATAATCAACAGAAGCAGATGCTTCAATCAATCCACTAGTCTCATAAGAACCACCAACAGTTACT